AGATATGATATATTTAGCAGGCCCAATTACTGGAGAATCATACGAAGGAGCTACAGATTGGCGTGATCATGCCAAAGAACAGCTTTTACCATTAAAGGGTGTTTCACCTATGCGAGGTAAGATGTTTTCAATGGAACAAAATACTCTTCAAGATGCATACGATACTAATGAAAATCCTATGTTAACTACTAAAGCTATTGCAAGAAGAGATCGTTTTGATTGTGTACGTTCAGATCTTATCCTAATGAATCTATTAGGTGCTCAGAGGGTATCTATTGGTACTATGATTGAAATTGGTTGGGCTTATACTAATAGAACACCAATTGTTTTAGTTATGGAAAAGGAAGGTAATGTACATGAACATTGTCTTCTTAGAGAGAGTGTAGACTTCAGATTTGATAATTTAGATGAAGCGATTGACGCTATTAAATATATTTTAGAATAAAGGGAATAGATATGTACGAAGAAGAACAAACTGAAAATGAAAAAACTTTAGAAAAAGTTACAAAAATAAGAGATTTATGTGAAGAAGGATTTGAAAAAGTTAAGGATATAGCTAAAGCTTCTACAATGGAAGAAAAGTTAGAATTGGTGAAAGAATATAATATTATTATTAAAAGTATAAAAAAACTTGGTAAATCCTAATAAATAGATTGAAAAGCCAGTATATTTGTTTATACTATTAATTCAGAGATAAAAGAAATGAGTAATAAAATGAGAAATGATATTTTTAAAAAAGCTATTGCAAATGATCGGTGTGTAGGTAAAGTTACTATAAGTACAACCCTTTTAGGTGATCTTATTAGTCAAGGTCATGTAAAAGAAATGTTCAAAAATCTAACTACTATAAAAATGGATTTAGATGAAGATAAAGAAATAATAAATTATACATTTTATAGTGATATGTTTAGGAAACTATCTCAAACTGAAGAGATACCTAGTTATGTGATTCAAGTAGTGAAAAGGGCTGTTGATTCATTCTATTCTGATAGAGACGCTACAACTGAATTTTGGCATTGCATTAAATGGGCTGAAAAATTAGAAAATGATGAATTACGATATCTAGATATAGAAGAAGTTTTTTATAAACTTCCTATACTAAAATAAAAACATTAACGTTTAAAAGGAGTAGTAACATGACATAGGTTTCTAGAATAAGACCACCTTAAGACATCTTTAATTTAAATAAGATTATTTGATTAAGTTACAACTAAATTTAGTTGATTAACTAAAAAGAACTAAACATCTATTAAATTAAAGGAAAATTAAGATGAAAAATAAAAATGTTAAGACTTTAAAGAATGAATTAAAACAACTCGCAGAAGAAATCAAAGTAGCTAAAAATGAGCGTAAAGCAGTACGTTTTACTGGTAAAAGAACAATTAAAAGTAAATCACCGTATTATAGTGATGCTCAAGAAGCCGCTTTCATCGCAATAGAACGTAAAAGACAATATCGACGTAAGCATGTTGCATATTGTATGCTCCACGGTAAACAATTAGAACAAATTGAACCAAAACACCGTGATGACACAGAATCTCTTGATATGCGCTTAATCAAAGCCATCATGAAAGAGTACGATTGGTCACCTGAAGAAAAAGAAGCCTATATAGAAAGACATAAGACTAAGTTAGAGGTGGCCTAATGAAATTGTACGTGCTTGTTCGTAAGGATTTATCTAAATCTCAGCAGGCTGTACAGGCGGGACACTCAGTAGCTCAATGGCTACTGAGTAGTCCTGATTCTTCTAAATGGAAGAATAGTACTCTTGTTTATTTAGGTGTCAAAAATAAAAAACAACTTTATTCTAAAATGGATGAATTGAAAAGTATTAATAAATCCTTCGTAGAATTTAGAGAACCTGATATAGGTAATCAAATTACATCATTTGCAGCATTAGATGATGGTAAAATTTTTAAGGATTTGGAACTTTTAAGATTATAATAATGGAGATAATTTTATGGATAGAATACATAATGTAATAAACTCAGTTGTTGATCTTTGCTGTGGAGACAGCTGGATCTTTATTATATGTCGTTATACTGACTATGACAAAACAGTTGAAGTGGTTAAGAATAATCGTAAATGGGATCATGTTTCGGTTGTCGATGATAGTGAAACATTACTAATGCATGGTCAAGATGGTATACATGTAATAAAATTTCCTAAGTATTTGGAGTATTTGGAAGAAGAGAATTTCCATAGGAAATATGATGACGCTTTATTAATTATTTGAGGTTATAGTATGTGTAAAAAGATTGATATTCTAGTAAGTGCTTTAAAAGAGGCAACTTGTGTAATCCAAGATAGTGAATATGGTCACTATTGTAATAATTATAGAAAGTCTGATTGGGTATTAAAATATGAAAAGATTATACAAGATATTACTGGTGAAAAATTTGATTCAGAAGAATTTGATGAGGAGATTTTGTAATATAGTTCGTGTAGCTTAATTGGTTAGAGCGAAGTACTCTAAATGCTTGTCTGTGAGGGTTCGAGTCCCTTCACGAACTCCATTTTAAAGGAAAATAATAATGACTAGAAAGGCAAATTGTGAATTAGATTGTAAAGATTATCATTCGTGCAGATTACAAACTTTAATCAGTAGATGGTTTAGGAGTTATACTCCGAATGAATATGACCCTTATGATTTTATGTGCACTGCTGGACCTTGTGTATCAAATGAAGAATATCATGAATATATAAAAGAACGCGAAAAGCGGCTAAATTCTAAAGAAGGTAAAGAATTTATAAAAAAGTATTTCCCTTACCTTTTTAATGAAAAGGAAAACAATAATGAATAATTGGAAAGAAATGCTTTTAGATATCCCTGAAGTGGATTATCTTGCTTGGGTGAAATGGTTAGATGAAATATGGGTAAATAGAGATTCTAAGAGATTAAAGGATCTACCTATTACCTTAAAAGAGACTCAAACATGGTATGCATATGAGGGGAAAGTTAGAACCAATGAATATTCAGAAAAGGATGGAAAAGTTCCAAGGGAAACAAAAGTAGGTGTAACTTTAGGTAAATGGGCATTTGTTTATGATCGTCCTGTGGCAGAATTAGAAAAACAAGTATTCCTGAGTGTAATTGGAGAATTCGTCAGAGAAAATTTAAAAGATAGTGTAAAATTCTCTGAAGAAATAGTAAAATCCTTGGAAATTGATGATAATGATTGTGTTATATGTAACGAAAAAGTAAAGCATTTGCTCCCACGAGTTGATTATATACTTGAAACAAAGGTTGAAAGTAATCATGTTATAATAATTAAAGGTTTGAAAGGATTGGAAGTTGAATGGAGTTTTCGACCTACTTTTACCTATGGTCCAAAGGATTGTACATTAAATGAATATCGATATGTTTTATCTAGAGAAAAAGTAGATCCAACAAAATATGAATGTATAATCACACATTCACTATAGGAGAAGAATATGTCACAAAAAGTAGGAAACATTGATGTAAATCCTTATGTTTGTCCAATATGTAATAAGGAAATCCAGTTAGGTGAACAAATATCTTATGAAGAATTTCCTAGTGTTTATGTTTTAATGGAAACTAATACTCGTGAACATCATTGTGCAGGTTGTCATAATCCTAAAAAACATAAAGGTGAATGGTATGTTAATAAACTTTCACCTTCTAGGGTAACATATGCTAAGGATTTGAAATTCATGATGAAACTTGGAAGAAATAAACAGGAAGGAAAATCCTGTATGGAAGATATTGCTGACCATTATTGTGGGAAAAATGATAAATAATACTTGAAATACTTCAATTTTATGTTATAGTATTATAAATAGGATTAGTACCAAATTGGCTGGATAGCTCAATCGGCTAGAGCGTTCGTTTCATATGCGAGAGGTTATGGGTTCGATGCCCATTCCAGCTACCAATGTCATAGCCCTAGGCTCAAACTATTGCGATTAATTTCGTATAAGGGCTTAAGAGTCTGAAAAGGGTATTTTGGCATCATAGAAAATAAATAAGCCCTTATCGCGAGTATAGCTCAATTGGTAGAGCATCACGTTACCAACGTGAAGGTTACGGGATCGTTCCCCGTTACTCGCTCCAATGAGAAATTGTGAACAATGTGGAAAAGAGACTACCAATCCAAAGTTTTGTAGTCGTTCTTGTGCAGTTACTTTTAATAATGGTGGTGTTAGGAGACATGGTGAAGCTCCTACATACTGTATTATTTGTGGAGTAAAAAACGATAGTTATATAAGAAGATTTTGTTCTAGAAAATGTTTTCAAGAAGATAGGTATCGTGTTTATATTGAAGAATGGCTTAATGGTAATCAAACAGGTTGTCATGATAGTGCAAATTCTTCAATTGCAGGTCCAGTAAGACGATGGATAACAGAACGAAGTGGTGATGAATGTGAGAAATGTGGTTGGTCTGTAGTAAATGAATTTACAGGAAAAGTTCCATTACAAATCCATCATAAAGATGGTAATAGTCTACATAATACTCCAGATAATTTAGAACATCTTTGCCCTAATTGCCATAGTCTAACCGATACCTTTGGTGGTGCTAATAGGGGTAAGGGTAGAGAAAATAGATACAAAAGTAAAACGATTTAGGCGTTTATAGGTTCGAATCCTATATTTTACTCCAAATATGAATAAAACAAAGCTGACCAGAGAGGTCATAGAGCTAGCCGAAAGCGTGGGCTGGTTAATGAACGAAACAAAAATCGCTTCCACAGGATCAATCTACATTGACATTAATCGTGAAAATGAATGGTGTACGATCCGCATTGCTGACCATAAACAAGTTTACCATAGGTGGTTAATTACATATTCCATATCCCATGGAAATTTATGGTTTGAAGATTTAGAAGAAATCCTTATGAAACCCTATGGAAAAGTTGGAGATATTTTATAAATACTAGTAAGCATTGGTCAAAACGTATGCCTCACTTGATAGGAGTGAGGCTTTTTTTGTATAATAAAAAACCCTCATTAAAAAATGAGGGTTTAAATATTTAGATTATAAATCTTATTTGATTTATTATTCAGGTTCAGTAGGTTCTACTGGAGTACCATCACCTTCAGGTTCTACTGGAGTACCATCACCTTCAGGTTCGGTAGGTTCTACTGGAGTCTCTTCTACTTCGGGCATCAATTCTTTTACCATTTTATCAAATTCCATAATAATTTTCCTTTTAGTTAAAATGTTTGTATAATATATAGTAAATTCATTATACATTTTCAAGTTATGTCTTAGAATTCTTTTTATTGCTAAAATTAATAAATATAAGAAAAGAAATAAAAAGAACATAACCGATGCTTATAAATATTAAGGAGAACAAAATGCCTTCAGATTTAGTTAAGTCTTATGCACGTAAAACTGGTAAGAAAGTAAGCGAAGTTGACAAGCTTTGGAATAGAGCAGAAGAAATCATAAAAAATGATTATGAAGATGTCGAGGTAGGTAGTGATCGATTTTATAAATTAGTTAACGGTACACTTAAGCGAATGCTTAAGTTGGATGAAGAATATCAAAACATTAAACGTTTTAATAAAATGTATGAAGATGCATTAAAAAGGATTTCAAAACAAAAGGATGAAGAATAATGTCTAAATTTCAAAAAGTATTTGAAAAGTATATCATAGAAGCAGGGTATTATAAAAAAGGTTTAACAGAAATTCCTAAGGATGTAGCAGGGAAAAGTATCAATGGTAATTTTGATATAGGTAACAATAAGCTTTCTAGCTTAAATGGCGGTCCTAAGTCGGTTTCTGGACATTATTCAGCAAACAATAATGATCTAACCTCTTTGGCAGGTGCTCCACTATCAGCTGATCGTTTTTCTATTGATAACAATGCACAATTAGGTTCTTTAAGTGGTATTAGTGATAACAAATATAATACTTTTACTTGTGCTAATTGTGGTCTTAAAAATCTCAATGGTCTTCCAATAGTTAAAGGTGCACTTGATGTTTCCAATAATCCTTTAGAAAGTCTTTCTGGATTAGAGAAGAATAAGAAATATAATAGAATTCAAGTTACTGGTACTAAATTTAATTATAAAGATGTTCAGGAATATTGTGATAAACATGGTATTAAATGTTCCAAAATAGATGATTAAATATGGCATTTCTTGAAAACTATTTTAATATAATGGAACAAGATGGAGTGGATTTTGAAGTTTTTCTAAACCTATTCCAGGTGGATGGGGTTTAGAAATGGACGATCTTGTTAAAACAGGTAAAAAGGGGGAATCCTCAGGATGTAGCCTCGATTTACCTAAATATATTAAAGAAAAAATTTACTAAATAGTAAAAGTTATAGTAAAGATTGATAAATATATAAAAACATATAAGGAGTATGTATTATGATGAGTGATAAACCTAATGGAGCAATGAGTTCGCCTTATGGTAATTTTATGGGTGATTTAACAGTAATCAATACTGATTATGTTGAAAAAATCAAACCTCTTTCAGATAAGGAATTTGAAACTTTAAAAACTGGACTAGAAAAAATGGGTGCAGTTCTAAAGGCAAAAAATTCGAAGCTTATTGTATTTGAATTTGGTGGAATGCAACTTCAAGTTGCTAAAGTTAACGGAACCTAAAGGAATAATAAAATGGCAGAAGAAACAGACGATGACGCTAAGGCAAAAGTTACTATTGCAGATGTAAAAGAGTTTTTAAAAACTGCTTCTAAATCTCAACTCGGAACTTGTAAGAAAGAAATTGAAAAACTTCTTGATGACGAGAGCGAAGGTGGTGAAGAAGGTGGTGAAAAAGAAGAAGAAGAAGAATTAGAAGAAAGATCTAGTTTTGATACTGTTCTTGCAAAATACGGTATTTCTTCAGAATAAGTTAATTCAAAATATTCATTTGGTCCTCTTAATTAATTTTAAGAGGATTTTTTTTTAATCTATATCATACCAACCATAAATCTTATCACTACCAGCTGGATCATATTCATCAATAGCGTCTTCACTATAATCAAATATTTCATCATTAGATGTTTCTTCGATTTTCTCATTTGAATAGAATTTATCAGCAGTGAATATTTCATCGAGTATACCGTCAACACCTGTAAGATCGGGTAAAGTACTTTCAGGGGAACCAATAACATCTTCATGTGATGGATCACGTCTATTACAAGTCATGTGCCAAATATACTTATCTAATAGTGGATTTATACCTTCAGTTTGAAGATTTCTATCTACGAGAGTAGCTATTTCATATTCTTCATGATTTTCATCATGGAAATCCAATCTAAAGAAGTCACCAACTTTTGGTGATATTTTCCAATTAGGTCCACCACCATCTCTTGATTGTTCAGTGTAATAATCTAAATCCCCTGATATACTACCATTTAATGTGCCATTTAATTGACTATCTAAAGTACCTGAAAGGAAAGTATATATGTTACCTAGAACAACTCTATCCGTATATGCTTCAGATTTATACATATAATCACTATATAATTTAGGATATCTAATATATGTTGTAGTAAATTCTGCACTAACAACACCACTTGATGCAAATATATTACTAGCGGAGGTATATCCACTTAAGTCAGAATTTATGATATCATATAAAAATGATGCTGAACCACTAGTTACTGATGATGAGATAGTATCGTTAAATGTATTATTAGCTGATAACCCTACTAAATCTCTAAACCCTTCAGTGAAATCATCTATTAGAACATATGAATCCATATCACCATCGGTTTCTTGACCAAATTTATTCATTAATAGAGTATCACCTTGGGAAACCATATAAATTACTATTGGAGCTGACAACCAGTATGATGTAGCAGTTTGTTCACCATAAATAAAATCGAAATTTTTTGCAGAAAGAGCGAGAGCATCATTAAATGCATCCACGTCATGTCGAAAATATATAGCATCTACACCATATGAATGTATTAATTCTCTATAATAGTTACGTTGAACTTGTTGAACAGGGTCTAATTCATTGCGATCTAAATAACGTAATTGTTGTCGAGTATTTATTGTACCTGGATGTATTGCCATATTATAAACCTATTTTCATATATTTATATTTAAAGAAAGAAATTTATTTATAGTTTTAATCTAAGTTTTTATGGTTTTTTTATAAATATACTAAACATTAGTTTTTATAAATTTAAATAAACTAGGAGATTAAAATATGGCCAGTCCTATTAGAACAATTAATGCACCGGGAGTGGAGATAAGAGAACGTGATATTTCTGATCGTGCTCCTCAACCAGTAGGTACGTCTGTAATGGTAATGGGGTATACTAATCGTGGTGAAGCATATGAACCAGTTAGTATTGTATCAGTATCCGATTTGGAAGCAAATTTCGGAAAACCAAGTAATGAAGCAGAGCGTTATTTCGATCATGCTTGTAAAGATATCATTAACGAAAATGGTACTCTTTTAGCAGCAAAACTCCCTTATGACAATACAATGGATACTTATTATAAGTATATCCCTGTTGATATTGCTAATAATGGTAGTGTAAAATCATATGAGCAGTTAAGTGGCGAGATGCTAGAAATTTCTGGTGCTCTTACGAATCCAGATAGTCCACTTGACGGTTCTACTACAATTTCAGGTTATTATGAAGTTTCATTAGGTACTTTAAGTGGTGCATTAACATCAGACTATGATATTATAGCAGCTGGTGGTAAAGCATCAGATACAGGTACTTTAAGTGGTGTAACATCTGAGTTTATTATTACAAATGAACGTAAAAATACAAGATCTGGTCCAAATGAAGATGAAGGTATTTTCGTAACAATTTGTGATCCTATTCATGGTCTGTTAGTTCAACGCTCTATCATCGGTTCAGATGATCCTGATAATGATATCATGTCACTTATTAATGCTACAACAGCTAGAGTTGCACAAGGCGAATTATCTGCATCTACTTTTAATGAAAATCTTTCATCTACATATAGTGGATCTTCAGTTTCAGAAACTATGATGAAGTACTTCCCAACAGTTGATTTTGTTGAAGATGGTGCTCAAGTATCTAATGAATATGCTAACTGGATTTCTGTTATTATTTCTAGAACAGTTTCAAATCCAAATGCTGAAGGTAATTTAGATGTTGTAGTTTTGGAAGCATGGAATGGTTCGATTAAAACAACTGCTAAGGATACTGCAACTGGTAGATCTGTTTATATTGGTGATGTTATTAATAATAACTCATCATATATTACATGGTATGCAACTGATCCTACAGCACAACCAATTGCATATATGAGTGAAAAAGATGCATTTTATACAAAAAGTCAAGATATTAAATTGGCTTCATTTACAACTGGTGAAGCTGATCCTAAAATTAAAGGTCGTAATGTTGTAAACAATATTAAAACAATACTTGAAAAGGTATCTAATATTGATGAGGTACAAATTGATGTTGTTCTTGATGGTGGACTTTCAACTATTGCTCAATATTGTACTCACTCGGAAGGTGAACACTTTACTCCAGCTGTTAACAATTTCTCATCTACTTGGAGTACAATTAATTCTTCATATGATGTAACATATTGGAGAGCTGTTGTTCAAGAATTGGATAACTTCTGTAAAAATGTTCGTAAAGATTGTATGGTAGTTGCTGATGTACCACGTAACCTTGTAATCGATGGTGAGCTAAAGTATATTCGTAAAACTGCACCTAATAATACATTCTCTAATACTATCGGTAAACGTTTAAAATATGTTACTGGTATTAATAGTAGTTATGTTGCATTATATGGTAACTGGGTTCGTGCATTAGATACAAATTCTGGTAATAATACATGGCTTCCACAATCTATTAAAGCAGCTGGTATTTATGTACGTAATGATACTGTAGGTAATATCTGGGATGCTCCTGCTGGTCTTAATAGAGGTATTATAAACGGTATTAATGATATTGCATATAATCCTGGTATGAAAGAAGCAGAACAATTGTATCTTAAATCAATTAATTATGCTAGACTTTATCCTTTGGATGGATTTGCACTTGAAGGTCAAAAGACTTCTCAAGTTAAACCTAGTGCGTTTGATCGTGTTAATGTACGTAGATTATTCTTGCGTCTTGAAAGATCAACATATAAGTTATCACGTGTGTTCGTATATGAACCTAATAATGAATTCACTAGATCTCGTTATTTGGCAGCACTTGAACCAGTATTCCAGAATGTTAAAGCTCAAGGTGGTCTATATGATTATAGAATTGTTTGTGATGAGACAAATAATACAGCTACAGTTATTGACAATAATGAAATGAGAATTGCAATTGGATTAAAACCAGTTAGAACTATTGAATTTATCTTAGCAGACTTCATTGCTACAAGCACTGAAACTAGTTTTGATGAAGTTCTTTAATCTCTAAAAACTAAATATTGAAGAGGATTGTTTATTCAATCCTCTTTTTTTATTTTAAATTTATAAATAATATTAAATGGAAATCGGAGTATTTAAATAATGTCCAGTAAATTCAATGAAGTTTATGAAAAACATTTAAACAGATTAGATGAAGTTGTAAAAAAAGATTATTTTCGTGATGAAAGGGGTAAGATGGTTATAAAACATAAGGCATCTAGACCTGGATATCGTGTTAAAATGATTAAAGGTAAGCCAACTGAAGTTCGAATGACCTCAAAGGAAACTCGTAATAGAAAAGTTGCTGCTAAAAAATCTGCGTTAAAGCGTTATAGAAAAACTACAACAAGAAAGAAATCTAAAACACTTGTAAAGATTGGTAATTAATTACATTTGGAAAAATCCAAGAGTATTAATGAAATCTTCTTCACGAGTAGCATTAGGTAGGCTACTTCCATTGTTATTTTCATTTTCATAGTCAATACTATCATTACTATTGACACTATCAACATTTTCTATAGGTTCTAGATTATCTACGTGTTTCATTTTAGTTTGCAATTCATCATATGTTTTATCAATTGATTTATCCATTTGCAGAGTAGTTTCTGTTGAATAGTATGGTACTAATTTAGTAGGTATCTGCTGTAAATTAATGTCTACTGTATCAAAATCGAAAAAATACTGAAGATTTTTTAATTTTAAGATATATAAAGCCCAAATATTTGCAAGAACATGGTCATCTAATTTTTTCTTTTCTGCTAGATATGTATATTTGCCGTTACCGAATTCTTTACGAACAAACCATTCTAATTGTTTATATAAATTATTATCATATAATATAACATTTATATCTTGAGTATCCATTAAGAATTTAAAATTCAAACAGGCATCACATTTTATATTATTATTACTTAATATACCATACCCTCTTTTTACACCAACTTTAGCTAAATTTTCATATTCATAAACTGTAAATAGAAAATCAATAATACTTGATCCCATATTATTTGATTCAATAAGTATAGGTCCATAATTATAAAGTGTTCCAACCTTTGCTAATAAATAAGAGAATTCGGTACGTGATATTTTATTATCACTAAATGAAGCTACTTGTTCAATTTTTTCAGTTGGTTCAGTGATATCGAATACTGTTATTACACTTTCATTAGCACCTACACCATCACCTACATCAGCACCAATAACATATAATCTATTTCTAACTGGTTTTTTGAATACATTTATATTATAACTACGAATAGGATAAGTCTCGGGTTTATTATGATCTATTTGTAACTTTTCTTTCATTATCAATAAACTATCTAATTCTACTAATGTATATGTAGATCCATAAAAACAGTTATGTTGTAGGATACCGTCACCATAGTAGTTTCGACAATCTTCTACGTTAATAATATCATAAACTTCGTCAGAATAGTCTAATTCAATAATGTTAATGATTTCTTCAAGACCGTTTATGGTATCTAAGAGACCACCTATTTCAAGATTAGAAGAATTATATATTTCTCCCATAACCTCAAATGGATGGTTTTTAGATACTATTGTACTGAAGTTTTCTGTTGAAATTTGTAACAATTCTTTAGTATTTTTTGTTACAAAATCAAAATCCTTAAAACCGTCTGGAGTTAATATTTCATATCTACTGTTCTCAATCATCTTATCACCGTTTTATATTTTTAAATTCATAAATATTATTAAAATTGTATCAAGGTTAAATATATTTATGAAATACGTAAGTTATAATGAAGAAATTCGCAGTGCAACAGGACAATTATTAGATGCGTTCGATAATATTAAGATAAAAAGAACTATTATTTCTGATAATGGGACTAGTTTTATAAAGGAAATAGCTGTTCCTTGTGTGTATGGTCCTAGGTCAAGAGTTATTAAAGCTTTAGAAAATAGAAATGCGACACTTAAGCCACCTATTACGGCTATTTCTATGACAGGTCTTTCAAGAGACCAACGTAGAGTACATTCAAATAATCGAATCCTCGATTTTAAAACAGGTGATAACGTTAATCTTGATCATAATATCGCAACACCTATAACAATTTCTTATCAACTTGAAATCATATGTAAATATATGAAGGATTTTGAACAAATCCTTGATAACTTTATTGCTATTATGAATCCAGATATTTACATTGCATGGCAATCTCCAGCTGGTAATGTGAAATCTCAAGTTATTTGGCAGGGTGATATTAGTATAAACAATGCTGAAAATGTTGATAAAAGATCACCTTATAGAATAAGTGGTACAACAAATTTCATCATTAAAACTTGGATCTTTCCTGGTACTGGACCTTATGCTGAAGATGGTAAACGTATAAAATCAATTAATTATAATAATTATGAAACAGAAGAAGATATTTCAAATGAAAATGTCTTTAGTAGATGGTATGATAATACAAGTTATACTGCATCTATGGATGATTTTTATGATATGATTAAAGATGGATTGATTACGTCACCTAATTATGATACAATGAAAATAGTTGATACACTTAGTGGTAGTCAATGGTTAGATAGTCTTCATGGTATTATTTCTAGTACTGTTTATGATTTTAGGGTATCAGGTGATTTAATACATTTGATAAATAATGCATCTGATCCAGATTTATTAATTACTAATATTACTGTAGATGGTATACATTTTTCTCCTGAGAATTTTAATGATGGTACTATTGATTGGGGTGATATTTGGTCCAGAATGTTAAGTGGTGATCTCTCATATAATACGTTAAGTGGAAGTGAAATTGAATATAATTATCTTTTAGATGAAAATGGTGCATTTTTATTATATGAAAACGAACGTTTAATCCCATTATGGGATTTTGGTAATTAAGGAATTTTAAAATGGCAATTTTAGGTAAAAGAATAGATGAATTAACATTACTACCAACAGTTTATATTGAAGGTACTGATATTCTCCATCTATTAGAATCTATTTCCGGTGGAGGTTATGAAAATAAAAGAGTTAATATAGATAGTTTAACATCATATATAGGTGAAACGATAGCTACTGATTTAAGTGGTATATCAGCAGTTGTGGATCAAAATTCTGGTGATATTATCGTTTTATCAGCAGCTATTGATGTTAATATTACTAACATTAACGTACTTTCTGCTAAATTTGGTCTAGCTGATGTTAATACACAAACAGTATCAACATATGTTCTCCAAACAGATGATTTAGGTAAGACAATTCAATTAGGTACTGAAATAGCAATTGCTCAAATCGGTGCAGGTGTTACAAGTATTTCAGCTGATCCTGATGTATATTTAAATGGTGTAATTAGCGGAACTGCTAATATATATAAAGAATTTGGTATAGCTGCAATCCGTAATATAAGTTCAGACTATTGGATGTTATTTGGTGCAACTTCAGGAGTAGTATAATATGTTTACAAGAAGAATAATGGGGATTATAGCTAGTGATGTCCCAGTTAATCAATTTTTTGACGTAACGATTCCAGTCACCTTCGGCGGCGCTCCGGTCATGCGTACATTTAACGTGCATGTCCCCCCGTCGTATGATGGCGTAACACCAATGCCCCTTCTTTTCATGTTTCATGACGCAAGCAGTACTGCGGCTCAGACTACCATAGATACCGAGTGGAACGCGTTGGCCGATACCGAAGGGTTCATCGTCATCTATCCCCAAGGTCAAATCATGCCACATTGGCGTGAGGATACTCCTGGGAATTGGGTCAATGATGGAGACTATGTTGATTGGCGATGGCCGGGAGACGCTTCTACGAAAGGCGCTAACCAAGATACCCAATTCGTCTCGAAGATGATTGACTGGGCGAATGACAACTACGAAATCCGTCAGACCCGCATCTTTACCGCTGGTTTAGGGAGAGGCGGAAGCTTTGCTTATATCGCCGCGACGTATAACAGCGAGATCACAGTGTTTGGTTGCCAATCAGTCACCTTTGCATCCGGAGAAGGTTGGTCATGGCCGGATGCGGGAAAGACGGGAATCGTCGGATATATCATGTGTAACACTAACGATCCATATTGGAACTTACCTTCACAACAGCTTAAGAACCACATCGACAATAATTTCGCTCCTGGATATGCCTATCTCC